CTTTATCCCCCTGTATTCCCTGAATACCCTGAATACCCTGATCCCCCTGGATACCTTGGATACCTTGAGTACCATCTTGACCATCGTTACCAGTTAGACCAATTGGGCCTTGAATCCCTTGGTCACCTTGGTCACCTTTGTCTCCTTTATCACCCTGTATACCTTGTATACCCTGTATCCCTTGGTCGCCTTGGTCACCTTTGTCACCTTGGATACCCTGTATACCTTGGAAACCTTGTATTCCTTGATCCCCCTGATCACCTTTAAGACCGGGTATTCCTTGTAAACCTTGATCACCCTGGATACCTTGATCACCAGTATCACCTTTAGCACCAGGATCGCCGGTATCACCTTTTATGCCTTGTTGTCCCTGAATACCTTGGTCACCTTGGATACCTTGTATTCCTTGGTCACCTGTATCACCTTTGTCACCTTGGATACCTTGGATACCTTGGATACCTTGTATTCCTTGATCACCTTGGTCACCTTGGATACCTTGTATCCCTTGATCACCAGTATCCCCTTTATCGCCTTTATCTCCTTTCTCACCAACAGCAGTAGGAGCTGTAGCATCAGTAAGTATTACAGTCTTAGATTCGCGGTCAAATACTAATCCCCATCCTCTAAGACCTACAGTATCAACATCATTTAAATCAAGTGCTATCAAACCGTGGTCTTCTGAAAGGAAAACCCCCTGTTCTTCGTCACTCTTAATAACGGTGAACTGTTTATCTCTTACAGACAATACCTGTTCTTCACTCTCAATAACGAGTGTTTCAAAAGGCTCTTTAGTATCTTTTACTAGTCTTCCCGCCATAATATAAGGTACTCAGGTATTGGACGATAGTAAACAAAGCTGTATCCTGTTAATACACCAGAGATGTTTCTAGATATAGCTGCGTTTGTTTCTGTTAATATTAACTCCTCTATAGAGGTTGTAATATACCGTGAAGTAACAAGTGTAGCTATATTCTCTACTAGAGCTATTACTTCTGTAGCTCCAAAGATAACTTTGCCAATTGTTACCGTAGCGTTCTGTTCAGTTAGTGTAAGAGCTTCTGTAGTTGCTGTAACTACAAGGTTCTGACCTTTGAATACAGTAGCGTTATTCTCAGTTAAAGTCAGAGCTTCAGGAGCGCATACTACAGTACGGTCTATTGTAATCGTATAGTTATTATCATGTAACTGCATCGTTTCCGTAGTAGCTACGAGAACGAATGATCTGGATACTATACTAGTTTGCTCAGTAAGCGTAAGAGCTTCAGAAGCACAAGATATGAGTCTAGGCCGACCAATTATAGACGCATTTTCTACAAAAGTCGTTATTTCAACTGTTGCGCCTACTATGCGAGTACCGTTAACAGCTCCAGGTATTTCAGTAAGAGTAAGAGTCTCAGTTAAACAAGTAATAACAAGGTCAGCACTAGTAGATATAGTTGCAGCTTGTTCAGTGAGCGCAATCTCTTCGGTCGCTCCTGAAACGTTAGCTGCTGCATTAACTACTGCGCTGTTTTCTACCAGTGTAAGTACTTCAGTAATGCCGTTAACTACTAACGGTGTACTAGTTCCTATAGTAGCATTATTTTCAGTAAGTACGACTACCTCAGTTGAGGTAGTCGTAACATTACTCGCATCAATTAACGCACTCTGCTCAGTTAACGTTAGAGATTCAGATGAAGCTACTACTACTAAAGGTACATTGGTATTAACTACAGCGTTCTGCTCAGTTAGCGTAAGTACTTCACTTACAGCAGGGAGAACAAACCCTTTGTTGATATTAGCATCTTGTTCAGTAAGGGTTAATACTTCAGTTGTACCATTGACAACTAGATTAGCACCTTTGAACACTTGGGCATTCGATTCATCGAGAATTAAGCCTTCCGTGGCAGCATCTACGACTAAAGTCTTATTAAGGGACGCATTGTTTTCTGTAAGAGTGATAGACTCTGTAGAGCAGACAATAGCTTTGTCGAGGGCGACGGTGGCGGGAAGTGGGGTCGCTATTATCTGCTCTACGGAGCCTACTACTGTCTTATCTAGATCAGAAGTAGCATTTTGTTCCGTAAGTATTAGGGTTTCTGTAGCACCAGTTACTACCAAGGGTACGTTAGTATTAACGGAGGCACTACTCTCAATGAGAGTAAGTACCTCCGCAATACTAAGCACCGCAAGAGCAAGGTTCGCAACCCCAGGAGACTCAGTTAGTACTAATTGTTCAACTTGACAGTTAACTTGGCGAGGTCTACCAATTATAGAAGCGTTTTCTACAAGAGTAGTTATTTCAACCGTAGAACCTACGATTCTTTCACCGTTAACTGATCCAGGTATTTCAGTTAACTCTATTACTTCAGTTACACTAGTAACTACCAGATCAGTATTAGCCTGAACTGTAGCATTGTTTTCAGTGAGGGTTAAAACCTCAGTGATTGTTGGTATTGGATGGGTACGTGTTACAGAAGCGTTATTTTCAACGAAGGTGAGTGCTTCTGTAGTAGCTGTGATAAGTCTGCTAGAATTGACAGAAGCAGCGAGTTCTGTCAAGACGATAGGTTCTGTTAACGCATCTACTGGATACTCAGCATTGACGTTTGCATTTTGTTCTGTAAGCGTTAATACTTCAGTTGAAGCTATAACACCTAGTCCGGTGTTAATTATAGCGTTATTTTCCGTAAGGATGATTACTTCGGTAGTACCGGCTACGTTTAAAGGGACGTTAGTACCTACCGTTGCATTGTTTTCAACTAAAGTAAGTACTTCAGTAGGAGTTTGGAAACACAGACATTTATTAACGTTAGAATCGTTATCAATAAGCGTCAGTACTTCGGTAACACAATTAGCTATTCTAGTAGTTTGTACAGATGCATTATTCTCTGTAAGAGTTAGAACCTCAGTAGTACCAGTGATATTAAGAGGTACATTAAGTGATATAGTAGCGTTGTTCTCTACTAAAGTGAGAACTTCAGTAGCACCAGTGACCGACTTATCAAAGGTTATTGTAGCATCGTTACCTGTAAGTAACGTAACTTCAACTGGAGTTAGTATATATAGAACTAAACTTACAGAAGCATTATTCTCTGTGAGAGTAAGTACTTCAGTACTCCCTGATACTATACGTTCTTCATCAACTAGAGCGTTATTCTCAGTTAATGTTAATACTTCAGTAACACAAATTACGTTTAGACTATTATCAGTTTGGATCGTTGCGTTATTCTCAGTTAATGTTAATACTTCAGTATCACAATTAACTTTACGATTCTTTTTAACTTTACCACCAGGTCTACTTCCTGGCGGTGTAACTGATATAACTGATACTTCAGCTTTAGCCCAACCTACTGTTACTGAAGCACTACCAGAAGTTGAGCGTTTAATTTCTAGAACTAAGTTTTCTACAACATCCCATGTCCAGCCATTAGCAGGTGGATCAAGGTTAATCCAACCAGTCCAAACAGGAGTTTCAGTAGCTAATACAGAAGGTCTAATGTAATCAATTTGATAACCAGAAGGATGTAGTAACTCACCTTTACCTTCAGTCCATACACCTGCTGAAAGACCAAAATCACTAGGATTAGTCACATAAGTAAATTTAGCGTATATTCTTACAGATACGGCGAGAATTAAATCTTCTTCAGTACCCTGTGTAAGACTAGTTCCGGCTACTTCTAAATCCCAAACATTAGCTAAAGCATGAGAAGCGTAGGTTAAAATGCTTCCATCTGTAAAATTAGAATCATTAGTATAACCACCATTAGAATCAGTGATAGTGCCATTAAAATAACCTATAGTTTCAACAGTGTTTTCGTATACTAGTATTTCTGTATCGAAGGCATACCAATTAGCATTATCTGCATGGTACTCAATAGTAAGCTCTTCAATAATATCGTTCCAAACTGGATATTGACTAGAGTAATTTTCTCCATCACCCCATCGTTTATCTGGTCTTACTTTATACCACGCTGACCATTCAGAATTTGGATTAGACTGTGAATTACCAACAACAGCTATCCTACTAATTGATTTACCAGTAGGATCAAAGTCTGTGTGATCAAAAGAAGTACTAATCCTAGGTAATGAATTGAGGCTATTGCTATTCCGTACTCTTACGAATATAGGCCCGATAGTCCCACTTGGAACTCTAAGAGCTGCATCAACACCCCAACCCCATCGAAAATTACTGGTAAGAACCCATTCATCAGTTCCGCTATCACCATCAAACGCATCTTCAACATCTTGTCCAGTAGGCCAAACACCACCATGAGCGTCAACCTTAAATTGGTATGCGTCAATACCTTTATATTTTTTAAGGTTTATCGTTGCGCCGGTTACTACTAAGTTTGTAGTAGTGTTAACAGTTGCGTTATTTTCAGTAAGAGTTAGTACTTCAGTAGAACATGATATAACATTACCAGGATCAGGGTTCAACCAAACGTTGATAGTACAAGCACCGTCACTTACGCTTGAATTAAGGAATACTTGGCCGATACTACCCGCAGAAGGGTAGACTGTATAAGTCATGCAACCAGCTACGTCATTACCTGTCGTACCTGATTGACCACTTACATCGTTAGTTCCAAACCCCGCTGTACCTGAATAGGTCATTGGGTCACGATCACCACCATCACCAGCAGCACCAGCGATAATAGCCTGACCGTCAGTTACCGTAGACCATATTGTAGATACTGTATGAGCAGTAGCATTACCATGACTAGTAAGAGTCGTTTCAGAAGTATCTATTGGAGTAGTAGGGTCAACACCAGAGAACCTGGCAAACCAACCCATCATTTCATCGTTAGAAGCAGCGTTTATTGTTACGCTTGCTCCTATATCGCCAGCTTCAGCAACTTTATAGAATATTCCAGCATGACAGTCACAGGTAGCGTTACCTGCCTCGTCTGCCTTACCCCATCCACTAGCATTAACAGTAAATTCATCTCCATTCTGAGAATCATCACTCATTACGAAGATAACTAGCAGTTCACCAACTGCTATATTTGAAGGCGCAGTAAAGCTTAGTGATCCAACAGTTGCCCCGCCGGAACTACTAAATGCATAACCTTCACGTACAATAGCCATAGGAGAGAAGACCCCCTTTTAAACGTCCCTGTAACTTATTCCTTTAAGGGAGGGGGTCTTATACCTCTTAAGCCTGGTTCAACGTAGCGAACGGAGCACCCCAGGTAATTGTAAGATCACCCGTAGTCATGTCGAATGCAGAACCAAGATCCACGTAACCAATGCACTCTTTACCTGCTGAAGTATCGTTATATATGATACCCCACCTTGCATCAGTTGGATTGGAAACGTTTTGTGCCCATGTTGCAGGGTCATCAAAGTCAATTTCCGCTAAACCACCGTTGAGAGTAACAGCAGGGTTAGCGCAATCTGCACCACCCGCAACATAGTTACCACCAGCAGTTACTTCATCAGTTGAAAAGTTAACTGTACCACCTGCACCCCAACGAGGATCAGCAGAGGTAGTGGCTGGAGTTTGAACAGAATCAATTAAAGCACACTTAATTGAATCGTTCTCCAAGTCGTGTTTCTTTTCAAGAGCATCAACCAAAAATTGGTCAAATACATGTACATCACCTTGCGCCATAATAAATCTCCTTTAGCGAGTAACTTCTCTATGGAGTTTTACAGTACCTTCGGCTACTCGCGTAACATCACCATTGCCGGAAGTATTGATCAACTCTATATCGTAGACAGCATTGTCAAAGTCAAAGGCCGCTGTATCATCGGCGGTAATGAGCAGATTAATTCCACCATCAGCAGCAGTTAAAGTAATATCGCCACTATTATCACCTGGAATGCCTGCGGTAGACATTTCATGGATAATACTAGTTGCGCCGCGAGTAGATCGTATTTGCATCCTTGCATCATAACCAGTGAGGTCAGTAGGAACATAGTAAGTAACTGAACCTGTACCATCCACCCAATCTTGGTTATTAGTTGAAACATTGACGCTAATAGTATTAGGATCAACATAGGTTGCAATTATAGATTTCTTACCTTTGTTAAGGTTCGTTGCTCCCTTAACATCGTGAATAAAAACAGGAGTATTTGAGGAATTAGACATTCCATGTCCTGTTACACCGAGGATTGTAGGACAACCCTCAACCATACTTTCAATATCTTTACAAAGCAACCCTGCTCCGTACCAGTTCATAGTACGTCTATAGGTAGCACCCTGTATAATAGTAATATCAATACGGGCTACATCAGACATTAGAGTCCTCCATAACGAGCATGGCCTTTCTTCTTCGTCTTAACCATATCATCTGAATCAACCTGTTTCATCTTAAGCATGAACAGTTGACGAGAGGTTTCAGCCATATCAGGATCAAAGGTTTCTGCATCTTCATGGAGATAAGCTCTGTGCTTAACCCATTCAAGCAGATCAAATCTATCGTGAGTAGGTACACCCTCAATCTTTTGGTTGTTCTCGTTTATGGGGTATATCGGATATCTTTCAATTACCAACTTAAGTGTACCGCCTAAAGTTGGTATATTAACTAACCGCAATTTACTATCTTCAAGACCGATGATAAGGGTATTAAGTGTACCAAGTTTGTCGGGATACGATTTAGTACCGGACAACATACCGTAGTCGCTTGAGTCATGAAATTGGGTTTCGTTCATAAACGTTTCCCAATCTACAATAGCAAGGGGTCGATTGTCATTACCTTCATCGAAAGCTGAGATAACTTTAATAATCTTTTCATCTAAGTTAGCCCAGGGGCTTTCAGCCGTGTATTCAATAGTAGTGAGAGAAGAGGTATGGTCACGGATACCGCGACCATACCTGCAATATTGAACTATTGCATCCGTAAGATATGTGTAGAAGAGGGTATCAGACCAGAAGTATGGTTCTGCTTCATCGTCACATATACCGCGAAAAGCTTCTAATAGTTCGTCAACAGTCATTATTCACCTGTTTCTACTACTTCCTCTGGATTGTTTCTTGCCATAGCAAAGGCATCAACAATCTCTTGCTTCTGAACTTTATAACCTACAAGCTCAGTCACACGTTGAACTTTCGGTACACCAGTTCCAGTCCATTCTTCTCTATTGTTTCGTTCAATCATTTCAGAAACAACTTTGACGATCTCTTCCATACGTTCTTCAGGATCGACTGGCCCTGCATTAGGTTGTTTATGTTCCTCTTCAGAGAGGTCGGGAGTATCCCCATCGTGTACTTTAGCACCCATACCAATAGCAGATTTAATCATCTGTGGGGGTACACCAACTGGAACACCAGGTTCAAATACAATAGACTGACCGCATAAGTGACGTAGTGTTGCTTTGCGATCTAGTACCATTTGTGTTGAAGTTTTGGGACGCATGTTTAATAGGCTCCTTTAATTAGGTTGAGGGGCCGAAGCCCCTCTATAGTGCTTATGCGAAGGTTGTAGGCTGATTCTCGTTAGCGCGGTTACGCATAATGTAACCAACACCTACGAAGAACGTACCAGCCGTTGCAGCACCACCAACAAGGGTAGCAGTTGCAATGACCTTCAGTCCGTCACCAGTAGGTACAGCAACGTTAGCCAATGCGAATTTCGCAGCAGCTACCGTAGCAATATCTGTATCCGTGGTGAACTGAGTTGGAGCCGGTGTGGTTCCATCAGTTACACCAAGATCACATACCGCAGATGTACCCTGGTTGTTTGCTTCAGAAACTTCTACGAATCCATCAACGACCATCGCGTTAGGCGGCAAGTCCATGATTTCAACAGCAGTTGCTTCTACGAGATCGGCGTAAGAGACTTCCTGGTAGGCCCAGAGTGTCCATTGACGACCGTGATTTTTTAGAGTATCAGGCATGATTAGCTACCCTCCTGTGAAACATAGGTAGAAATAACACCGAAGTCCTCTGTTTGACCCGTATAGATGCTATGGAACTTAGGCTTAAGGAAACCGAAGATTTTACCTACCGAGATACCTTGCTGGTTCTGGTAGTCGAAACCTTCTTCGTCCCAATACGGATTACCAATATCGGCAATACCGAGTGCCTGAGCACCGCAGAACAACACCTGACAACCTTCAACGTCATTACCGGAACCCCACTGGTCTACACCAGAAGTTGCGCCACGACTGTTGTATACATGCCGATGTTCATGGATGTACAGGTTATCAACCTTAACAGAAGCACCAGAGAACAACGGGTTACCCGTATTACTACGAACACCTGATTCTCTAACGTTCTGCATATAAGTTGGATCAAGCTTCAACTTAGCCAGAGCAGTAGGAGTGAAGAACACATGGTAAGTTTCCTCACCACCTTCACGCACACCGCGCAAGTAAGTTTCTTTGGCAAACGCCTTCAACTGAACCAGCATTTCCCAGGAAGGTCTGTCAGCAGCCGTAACCTGGCTGGTTGCACCAGCAGTAGACAGTTGATCAGTAGTACCATTCCAACGCAAAACGCGGTTAGAAGATGGAGTCGCTACAGCAGAAGCGAAGTCCAAGAAGGGAAGATCCGAACCAATTCGAGCGATACCATTGTTCCGCATGGTATAGGAAACGCCTGACAGCGTAAGGAACGCCATTTGATCAATGCGATCACCTAACCAATAAGACAATACATCTTTAGAGTTGTTTCGGAAGTTAAGCACCGAACGTTGGTCAGCCATACGGCCTTCGTGTCGGTTAGCGTGTCTAAGCTGGTCGATGGTGATGACTTGATCGTAAGACTTCATCGCTTCTTCGTTACCCTCAAGGGTACGATCACCTGCGATACCATCTCCTTCCAAATCAGCTACAAGCGTCAGGACAGCCCTTGCACCTTTGTCTGTCTTAGTGAGTTCGTCGATGTGATGAATGATAGCGTTACTATCCTTCCCCATCAGCCGACTTACAAAAGACTGGTTACGAGCCGCCTTCCACGTATCCATTGACCAGATAGTCAGCTCTTCGTCTGTTAGACGAGCAAAATTTGTTTGAGCCATAACTACCTCGTTGTAAGATTCAACGTGAATATCAGTTTTACCGTTTAACGCTTGGTCTAGCGAGGACGCTGATTTTAGAGGGGCGACCTCTGCACGGTTGACGCATCGTGCTTACGAATGCCTTGATTATACCTTAAGGAGAAGGGGGCTACAAGCCCCCTTCCTGCTTACCTTTGGCCTAAATGGTGCTCTTTTATAGTATCACCACGAAGGTCTTGTTTAACGTCATCTGGCAACTTGTCGAACTGTTCTGGAGTTAGCCGTTTAACGTCGATACCATAGTCATTGTTTACAGCGTCAGAAGAAGCACCCAGGTCTGATACGTTGGTAGGTTGCCTAGACAACGCATCAGCAAGATTCTTTTTTGAATCCTCGTTGCGTTTATCCGTAGTATCCTGTACCTTTTTCTGTGTATCTTTAGCACCTAATGGAGACAGTATATAATCTCTAGCTTTACGTAGTGCTTCGGTCTGCGTATCACCACGCGCAATAAAAGCCTCACGCATGTTAAACACTTCGGTAACTACCTTTTGATCAAAGGCATCTGAGTTCTTGTCGATAACAGGAAAGGCTACCGTCATTTCATCAAGTAAGTTATCATACCGAATATCATCAGCAGACTGAGCGCGAGTAGCATTGGCCGTTTCGTTCAATCGAGTTTCGTCAATAACCTCTTCAAGAGTATCCATTTCGTCCAGCAGTTTATCAGCCGCGTCTTGATCGTTATCAAAAACAGCTTTCTGCCAAGCTTTACGTTTCTCTTTATGTTGTACTCTCAACTCTTCAACTGTAGGGGGCTGATCTTCCTCCTTAACTTGAGGCTTAGGTTGAGATTCAAGCTGAGTACGTAGATTATTACGCTCATCAATTACTTTGTTAAGACGCGAGATTGGAACCATCTGACCGTCATCATCATCAGACTTAGTATCTTTGGTAGAGGTCTTTTTGTCATCTTTGGAGTCATTGGATTTCTTGTCATCTGGCTTTTTGTTCTTAATCTGATCAACTAGTGCCGCAACACCATCGTCAGTATACTTCCCTGTATCTGGATCTACTTCGCCAGGTTTCGCATCTGGTTTTTTAGCAGCATCATCAATCTTTTTGTCATTGTCGTCAATCTTATCTTCTTTAGACATTTTCTCTTGGCTCCTTAATTTCCCACTCTTCAGAAAAGAGTTCAATCATTGTTTCTTTCCAAGGTACACAACCAAATCTAGATTCAACATATAGATATGGTGCGGTCATTTTACTATGTTCATCGGGGAACTGAGCTTTGATACAAACATCAGGACTCCATGAAGGGAGGCGCATTGCACCCCCGTTTCTTACTGCTTCAAAAGCTTCACCGAACTTCATTTTCTCTTGGCTCCTCACGATCAGGTTTAGTTACACTTTTAACAGCCCACATAGCGGCTGATTCAATTTCAGTACATGCAATAGCAGTACAACGGGCATCATTACCGTGCTCAATAACATAATCAATCATAGCAGCAGCAGTAGCTTTGATCTGATCTACATGAGGGTTACCACCAGGGTTGAAATCAATACCTACCCTGTACATACCTTCGGTTTGTTTATGCGGCATCTTTCTTGGCTCCTTCGTTAGGGGATGGTAAAGCTTTAGTTGCAGCAGATAACTTAATCTCCTTCATCTTCTGCACATGTTTCAGTGTTTCAGTACGCCTATCTTCAGCAGCTTGTACAGCTATCTCGTAAGCTTTGAGCTTCATTTCAAGCATTACTTCGGGGCTAACGTCCGATTTATTTTCGATAGCTGCTTGCTGTGCCTCGATACTCTCCTTTCCAGCGCGGATAGATTTAAGGTTAGCGTCTGCATCTTTGTCTTTTGCTTGAGCTTCTTTAAGGAGGAGGTCTGCAACACTGTTTCGTCTGTCAAGTTCCTCTTCGAACTTAATCTGTTCATCAGTCTTGTTACCATTCATGGTAGCAAGTATTTCCTGTTTGTTACGCAGCTTACTTGTCTCAATAATTACGCTATCTGGTATGTCGATACCAACTTCGGTCTTAAGCCGAACTGCTTGATCAAATTGGGAATCCTCATAATTATCGCGTTCAGGTTCGCTAGTGACGTTAACAGAATACTCACCAAGGGTTAGATCATTCAGAATAGTACCTTCTGGAGTGATCTGGTTTACCACGACTTGCTCGTCCTGAGCACCTAGCCCTGTTCCTGTGATGTTTATTAGTCGTGGTTCCGAGTAGAACCGTTGGACAATACTCAATACACGCTCTGCTAAAAGCGTATCTGTTCTATTAAGGTTGTCAAGTACCGGAGCGAGGTTTGTAGTACCTCTTGCCTGGTTGAATTGAACAGCCTTAGCAGCAACATCCTCACGTGCGAATCCGGTTTGGTAGTCTGAGACACCAGAAATGTTTTTAATATCTTCCTCTGCTTTATAACCGATTCGATCAATCCCTGTAGGAATCTGGTTAGGTGTTATTTTTTCTAACCCATCCTTTCTTTCAACAACAGCTACGAACCCCGTTTCAGAACCTTGGTCACGGAGGTCTTCATCATCCATGTTCTTCATGTTACCTTGCTCAACGATCCAACCACTATTAGCAGTAGTGTTGAGTACATGAAGTTCTTGGGAACGTGCTTTGTTAAGTAATTCTTGTGGGCCGATCAGGTTCTCAACGATACCTATTGTACGGCCTCTACGAAAGTGCGGAAAGAAGGGTACTACTGTGAAGTGTTCGTATGGTGAAGTCTTGTCATGTAATACGATGTTACCAGCAGTAACCGACCAACCAATCTTATAACCCTTTCTTTTAATAGTACCAAGGTTATCATTCTGGCGTAGAAACTCAGCGGTTTGTTCACGTTCCCAGGTTGTAGGGATTTCGCGCATATCACCTGTCTTAGTATCTACGAAGTATTCTAGGACAGAAAGTTCTTTATACTGCCTATCCAGTACTCTAACACGCCTGAACTTGTTTCCAGCCTCGTCAGCGGGATAGTATGATTGTGTTTTAAGTTGATCGTATGGCGTGTTATTTGCAAATCTATCAGTAATCCAATCACCGCTATCAATGCAATCATAAGGACTATAGTCATCAGGAACTCCTTGAAGCTCTAATCTAACCTTCTTACCATATAGCATCTCAATCATGTCTAAAGGTAACCATCTAGATACAGTTACATCAAGCCAGTCTTTACCATCATAGTCAGCAGCATCGGGGTCTAATAGAACTGAGTTAGGAGGTAAAGCACAGATCTTAACTTCCCCTCTCATTGAATCATCGAAATCCAGTCTTACATCATAGAAACCTCGGCTGGTAATGATACCATCGAGGAACATATTTGATCTAATCCAGGGAAGTCGGTTGTTTTGGCTGATCTGCATAAACACTTTAGTAAGTGCATCTGCTGTTTCTTCTGCACCATCTTTAGCAGGACGATAAGAAACCATACTACGGTTGAACAACTGCTCGCCAGCAACATTGCTGATAGTGTTCATGATCTTATTGATTGTTAATGCAGGTCGTCTTTGGGAACGTAACTTCACAAGGTCAGTGTTATCCCATTGTACCCCTGCAAAGAAGTCCTCACACTTACGAGCTTTATGTATGAAGTCAAGGTGACCAGCGTCACGCATGTATGAATAGCGATATGCCGCCTCTCTTGCTACGTCCGTTGTCATATATGAAATCCTTGTGCCATTACAAGAGAATAGCAGGTTTTACGCACTCATGAAAGAACCTTTACCACCAGCTATTTTAGTATGCCTCTTTAATCTATCTACTAGAGACATACTGTGTCTATCAGCTCTACGTGGGGGTATAACAGCTTTACTATTAACCACTATTGGAACTTTATTCAACGCAACTCGCACATTCCATGCTAAAGCATCTACAAAGTCATCGTGAATACCCGCAGGGAATTGAAGCATTTCTTTCCGTGCGGCATTTAACCAAGTGGCTCCCCTTGGGAAATAGATCATACCTTTTTCCATACGTCCCTGCAATGGACGCGCCCTAACAGCCTTGTCAGTTAGTGGCTTGAGTTCTTCTACGCGAAAACTCAAATCTCTTTCCTGACACTCTTTCTTGTAGGTGTCTGAAAGGGCTTTCCATAATTGTCCGTCTTCTACACCTACGGTATACGATCCAGCAACTCGGCTCCACTTCTCTGTTGTATCGCACATATTACGGACAATTTCAAAAGCACCACCCCTGAACCTCTTAACCTCTGCAATTGACTGTCTACCAGCATCATCTAAGATAGTAGTTACACCTACCGTCCAGTCATTATGCTGTTTCAAACCAATAGCAAAGTCCCAAGTTGTAACGATAGTACGCCCCGCAGGATCAGGTAGGGCATTAACCATCTTAATCTGATCTTCAGTGAAGTAACTACCTGTATCAGGTACGGGACTCTGCTGATACAGCGCACTCCATATACGATCAGGCTGGTTATTACGTATGCGTTCTAACTCAGTAATAGGGAATCGTTCAGGGTGTAGTGCTTCTCCCGGCTCTCGCAACAACTCTAACCCCAGGTCATCGTGTTGTTCTATAGCCTCATCTTCTCTTATGATATCTCTCGTATTTATATCTCTGTATTCAAACTCTTCAGCAATAGCGGGATAACGTATTACTTCATAGTCATCCCCCCTATTATCTTCCATACGCTGAAGTAAACGACCAGCTAAATCATCAAAGTGCCACCATGTCTGCACGATCAAGACACCTGCTCCAGGCGATAGACGAGAATACGCAGTAGAGAAGAACCATTGCTCTAGTTTTTCTCTTGTATTAAAACTATCAGCTTCCTCGATGTTCTTAATAGGATCATCCACGATCAAGATATCAGCACCCTTACCATTAATAGGGCCACCTACGCCAGCCGCAACAAGTCCACCTCTCTTAGTGGTCTTCCATGCGTCTGCTGCTCTATTACTAGGGTTAATCTGTGTATCGGGGAATATCTTATGGTAGTACTTATCTTGTAGTTGTGCTCGTACTTGACGACTAAACTCAAGTGGTAAGTCTTGGTTATACCCTAGATTCATTATTTCTAAGTGTGGGTATCTACCAAGTACCCATGCTGGCATACGCACAGATGCAATCTCACTCTTCCCACCACGAGGCGGGACTAGTAACATCAACCTAGGAGAGTTCTGATCAATTACGTCTTGAGTAAACTTTTCTAATCTCTCACATATATCTACGTGTACCCACCCTGGTAAGTATCTAGGATGTGTTGCTTTAATATAATACATAAGATCTCGCTTCATCAACTCTCGATGAGCGAGTTCTCTAACTATTCGTTGTTGATTCGCTTTTTGAACAGCTTGGGATATGTCAGTCAAGTTCCCGTAACTCCCC